TGAAAGATGGTAAACTAAAACCGCCTAGAATAGAAAATGGTAAACTCATAATGGGAGATATATTTATACCATACTCTTACATAGAAAATATTCCAGGGCATGAAAAGATGTCTACCGCTGAACTAAAACAGCGCATAGGTAAGGATGTACTCACAGTAGTGGGCTATCGTATACCAAACCAATCTTTAGCATCTACTGATGCATTAGAAATTGCAGGTATTTTACCTAAAGAAGCTGGTGACACTGTAGTTGTATACGAAGAGATGACCGCAAAAACAGGGAGTGACTTCGATATTGATAAATTATTTATGCTTATACCTAATGTAGAGTATAATAAAGAAACACAAAAGCTAGAGTTAATAGATCCTAATGGTAAAACTAAAAAGTCTTTAGAAAATAAAAGAATTCTTTTATATAAAGAGTTATTCCAAACTGTAGAACAGTATCCTAGAATAATAAAGTCTATTGACACACAAAAGTTAAAATCTAATGCGTACGAGCTAATAGAATTAGCACAAGAGCAAGATGACTTTGACGGGTTAAAACTATTTACAGGTGAATTCCAACAACAACTTAAAACAAGATTCTCTGCAGGTGCAGCTGGTGTAGGTGCTACAGCAAACAATACTATTGATAATGTAATGGGTCAATCAGCAAAGCTGCATGTTCCGTACATAGGGATGGGAGCATCGGCTACAATAGGTGATGAAATTAGAACTATACTATACAGTACAGAAAGAATAAATGGTGATCTTATATCTGAAACTATGTCTGGCTACATGAACGCATTTGTGGATATAGAAAAAGACCCATATATTACTAAAATAAACTTTACAAAACCTGTAATGAACGTTGCATTCTTAATGTTACGCGCAAAGATAGATTATAGATTCATAAATGCATTTATTAAGCAACCTAAAATTGTAGAGTACGCTAAACAAGCTGACCTAGGTAAATCTAAGTTGTTAAATCCTAATAGATTTGTAGGAGAAGATGCTGTATTACAAAAACTGGGTGCAGAACCATCTACAGTAACACCTAATATGACGTTAGAAAATCTATTGAATGAAATAGATCCTGATACAGATAATATAGAATTGTTACAAGACGAAGTTTTAAACTACTTTGCATTTCTACACCCGATAGGTGAAAAAGTATTTGCACAGAACTTAGCATCTAAAGTACACACAGAAGGTGTAGGACAAGACTTATTAGCTGCAAAACTAATGATTGCAAGAATAGACGAAGTATCTAGTGACCCTAATCAAGTTGTAGCTAATTTTGAAGCTAAGTTTAGAGAAGGTACAATGCTAGGAGCTTACTTAGAAAATGGCCCAGAGTTATTTGAAGATACTTTCTCTGATAAATTCTTATCAGGTAGATTTGACGCAATTAACGGACAGATAGAACAGCTGTTAGGAGATTATTGGAAGTTTGACTACAGAACTAGAGCTAGAATAGAAGATGCAATGTATTCTTATATGTATTCTACACATGACTTTACAGGATCTTTAGAATCTTTAGTTTTTGATACAACAACTGCAAAATCTTTAATACCGCAGTTTTTAAATATGAAAACAAAACGCCCTGAGAGTATACTATTAAATGTTTTACTAAAACATAAATACAATAGAAATGCCCCAGGTAACTATGCACTGCCTAGTCAAATATATATGGCTAACACTAAGAACATGCCGCCTGACACAGTAAAATTAGCAAGACAAGAGTGGGAGGATATGATAAACTCTGAAGACCAAGAAGTTAAAAAGTTTGCAAATGATCTTGTATCGTACGCATACCACACATCAGGATTTAGAAGAGGTATACAAACTTTCCACCAACTAGTTCCAACTATTTGGAATGTAGAAAGTACATTTAATGATACTGTAGATTACTTAAACTTAACTGATGAGATTTCTATAGGACAAGGCTTAGAACAAATTGTACAGCATGAGCATACAAATAAATCTCTAGCGCCTAGAGCTAGAAATGTTAAATCAATTCAGCCTGGTATAGAACTAAGTGAAGGGTTTATATCTAAACAAACTAATCCTTATTTAACTAGAGTAGTGGGAGATCAACTAGGGCTGTATAAACTATACGGCGGTAGAGTAACTTCTCAAGGAGGGCCTGTACAAAATGTATACGCTAGAATAGATACACTAGGATTTAAAGGCGAAGATGGGTTTAGAGTAGTAGAATATAAATTTGGGGAACCAAACGTAAAGAGTATCTTTGCAGGTAATAAAGTAGAACTAAGCGAAGCTTTAAATGAAGTTATAAATGGTAATCTTTTAATTGGACAAGAATTCCAAGAGGCCATGCAAGCAGATAGAGCTAGTGAAATAAATAAATGTAAGTAATGAGTTGTACTATAAAAGAAGATTTAGTAAAAAAATACACTAAAGAATTTAATCCTGTAGAAGGGAAAGAAATTGCTGAGGGTATATACGAATATATACACACGCCTGCATTTACTAGAGAGTTTGGTGACTTTACAAAAGGATTTACAAAAGATACAACACAACTTAAAGATGGCTATCCTACTATAGAGGCAATAGATGCGCATTTCAAAAGAAAAGGAATGACATCTAAAAAAACTCTGCCAGCTGCTTACATGGATTATGTTGACACATTTACTCCACAAAGCGCTGAACAGCTTAGAAAGCTTTTATTACAGAAAACACAAATTGCTTATAACAACGTAGCTAAAGATGCTGCAGACCTTCAGGATAGTTTTGAGAAAGGTGTAATGATGAAAGCAAAAGACGATGTTAGGCGTCGTGCTAAAGAAAGATTAAAGAATCAGTTAGAAAAGATACTAACTAGTTTAAAAGTAAAAAATACAGAAATAGGGCTTGCAGAATATGTGCAGGAAGTAGATACATTACTTACTAATGTAAATAAAGCACTAGATAATTTAGCTCTAGACGTATCTGATTACTATCAAAACTTAACTAAGTTTACATATTTTAATGCTATTGAAGATGTTGTGTATTTAATAGAAAATAAAAGTCCTGCTTTAAAAGCATACTTTGAAAAAAAAGGTATAAAGTATAAAGATTTAGTATCTCGTATAGTTAGTACAAGAAAAAGATTAATTGAAGGATATGTAGATAGGATAGGAGATGTTTGGGGAGAGTTGCCTGGAAAACAGTTAAGGCTTGCGGAAAGAAGATTTAGAAATGCTTTTGAGCCTAGAAGTGTTTGGTTAAGAAATAACCCTGAAGCTAAGAAAGAAGATTATCAAAAAGCATTAGATGAGCATGTAGCAAATAGAGTAAAACAAGAAGAGAAGTCTATAAAAGACAGTCAGAAAGCATCTATTAAAAATATGCTAATAAATAAAAGTCAAGACATTAGTTTTCTTGATGCACTATTTGGAAACCCTAGAGATCTTACAGATGATATAGTACAAATAGCTGTAGAAATATTAGATTCTGCAGACTATAATGTAATGGGCGAGACTATAAATAAAACAAAAGAAGCGTATGATCTATTCGAGCGATTTAAAGTTGGAAAAGATACTAGAAATATGGAGTCTTTATATGGAAATTTGCTAGCTAGAGATGAAAAAGGTAATTTATCAGGCTATTTAATTAGCCGTACTAAATCACAGTATTTTATAGATAGGAAAGAAAAAGCAGTGGCTTTGAAAAAAGCAGAAGAGGAGTTTGGGGAAGACAGCGCCGAGGCCATAAAAGCTAAAAGAGATTTTACTCAATGGTCTAGAGTAAATGAAGTTAAAGATCAGGATGGATATAAACCTGCAGCTAAATGGAATAACCCTAAGTTTAAATATTTTGCAGATAAAAAGAATAAAGGGCAGGCTGATTATGATATGTATCAATTCTTAACAGACCTTGCAAATAAAAGAGATCAAAACTACTTAGGATACCCCGCAAGATTTAGACTACCTGCTATAGAAAAATCAGGGTTAGAGAATGTTTTTGAAAACGGTGTAATAGATTGGGTAAAAGCTGGTCTTGGAGATAGTTTTAAGGTAAGAGCATCAGATATAGAATTGCATAAAGAGAATCCAGACGAAGTAGAAATGGAAGTTTGGAACACTTTAAAAAGACAAATTAAAGTAATTGTAGACGCAGATACAACTGAATTAAAAACAATTCCTAAATATTTTAGAAATTATGATAAAGTAAATACAAAGACACAGTCTTATGATTTGCTTAGTATATATCTAATGGATTATTGGGGGTCTACAAACTATGCAGAAAAATATAAGGCATTACCTATGCTAGAAGTATTTAGAGAATCTTTAGCTACAAGAAAAGTGGTGCAAAGAACTTTAGGCGGTAGAACTAAAATAGCTGCAAAGCTAGGGTTTGGAGATCAAACACTTGCTACAGTTCCTGGAGATCAATCTAATTCTTATAAAGCTTTAAGTAGTTTAATAGAAGACAGATTATATGGAGTTAAAGCTTTAGGTAGTCCATTTTGGCAAAAACTATCAACTTCATTAATGAAGTATACAGGGAACCTGTTTTTAATAGGTAACTATTTCTCTGCAGGAGCTTCTGTATTCCAAGGTAAAACTATGACGTTTATAGAATCTGTAGGCGGCGTAGATTTTAATAAAAAAGATGTTGCAAAAGCAGAAATGAAATACGATGCAGATATAGTTAATATTACAGGAGATATAGGTAAAATTGTACCTAGCTCTAAAACAGGGTTATTATCTGAAATATTTGAATCAACACAAGATTTTAGCGCTGTAGCAAAAAAGTTTGCAGGTGCAACAAGAACTAGTCAGATTGCAGATACTAACTCTTTACATTTTATAACTAATCTAGCGGAACACTATATACAAAACACATTAATGTATTCGTTTTTACAAGGAATAAAAGTTAAAAATTCTAAAGGAGAATATATAAATAAAAAAGGGGAGGTTGTTAAGTCGAGAGAAGAAGCTATGACTTACGATGAAGCTTACGAAGTAGATAAAACGTTAAAAGCGCCTAGACTTAAGATAAGAACAAAACTAGATATATCTAGTATAGAATTAAAAAGTGGATTAGAAATATCTTTAAGAGAAAGAGGAAATGTTAGCCCAAGAAAAGCTGAATTCCAAGTAAAAAGATACCTGAATCATTTAAATCGTAGACTAAACGGTAACTATACTACAAATAACCAAGCTATGGCGCAAAGACATGCGGCAGGTAAGTTAGCATTTATGCTTAGAAAATGGTTAGAACCAGGGTTACGTAGAAGATATAGAGGTATAGGAACATCTTTACTACCGCATGAAGCACTTACGGCAGAAGATTTGTACTACAGTAGAGAAATACAAGATCTAGACGAAGGTACATATACAACTACAGTTAGATTTATTAGAAATCTATTTAGAGATTATAAAAAATTCTCTTTAGAGCTGACAACTGATAACTGGGCTAAACTATCTGCTAGAGAAAAAGCTAATATTTTAAAGACTGTAACAGAAATAACTATAATGCTTATAGCCGCTAACGTTAGTTCTTTACTATATGCAGCAGCACAAGATGAAGATGATGAAAAACAAAAAGCTGTAATGATGCTAACTGCATTCTACACCCGTAGATTGTATTCAGAACTTAGAGCATTTACATCTGTCAGAGAAGCACTTAGAGTAGTAGGGTCTCCTGCAGCATCTATAAGTTTAATACAAAATGGATTAGAAATAGTAGATCAACTTTATTCAGATATAAAATCTGTAAGTACTGGAGGTGAATTTGAAACATACGCGCAAGGTAAACGTAAAGGGACATTAAAACTTGAGAAAGAATTTAAAGATTTAGTTCCTATATGGTACCAAACAGGTAGAAAAGTAGACGAAGCATTAGGATTCTTATATAAACCAGTTAAATAATGAAGCTAGCTTTTGGAATACAATGGGCAAAAGGATTTTTAATTGGGGTAAGACACTTCCAACCAGAAGAATATGCACCGTACTATGAAGTACAATTTTTTTTAGGATTAATACAAATTTTTATAATAATAGACAATGGCAACACTTACGATAACACTGACTGAAGCCGTTACACTAGGTGACGGTAGTACAGATAGAGGCACAACAAATACACAAACTGAAACTGTAAACGAAGTATCGCATAGAATTATGGATGTAGGTACTAACTTTATAGACATAATTAAATTTGGTGCGGCTGCATCAGCAGGTACATTTAAAGATGCATCTGTACAGTACTTACGTATTACAAACTTAGATGCGTCTGCAGATATTTTTTTACGAGTATCTCAAGCAGATGCTGAATATTTTGTAAAACTAGAAGCCGAAGATCACTTCCTTTTAGGAAACAGTTTAATGAATGCTATAGAAGATGGAGACGGATCTAGTACAATAGGTACTACATACGATGCTCCAACTGCTATAGATAAAATATCAGCAAAATCTAGTAGCGGTACAATACAAGTTGAATTATTTGTAGCCTGTCAAGATTAATAGAAAGAGGGGCGCAAGGCCCCTCTATCTACATCTAGCACAACAACAACAAGTAATCAACAACACACGCTAGCTCTTACCAGTCTATAGTAGGCTGGTTTGTACTTTTATAATAATCATTTATCCATTTAAAATGTCCGCTACCCAAAAATCCTCTGTGAGCAGAGAATGGTGATGGGTGTGAACATTTTAAAACAGTATGTTTAGGAGCTATATACTCATCATATTTCTGAGCATGAGCACCCCACAACATAAATATTACATGTTTTTTATCATTTAAAGATTGTATAGTTTTAAAAGTAAACTCCTGCCATCCTATTTTAGAATGAGAGTGAGCTAGTCCTTTACGAACTGTAAGACAAGTGTTGAGTAATAACACACCCTGTTCTGCCCATCTATACAAACTAGGGCTTTTTACAGCATCATAACCTATCTCTTTAAATATATTACGCAGCGACTGAGGAATAAAATTAGGCCTCTTACTGCTAAAAGCTAAACCATCTGCCGCACCATTATGATACGGATCCTGGCCTAGTATTACAACACGAACTTTGTCGTAAGGAGTATGAAGGTATGCATTGAATACATCTTGTTGTTCAGGATATATTGTATGCGTAAGCCTTTCTCGTTTAAGAGTTGCAGATACAACACCCATGTAGGGTTTGGTAAATTCTGAGCCCAAATGTTGGGCCCAGGATTCACCAATAGTATCCACTGCAATGTTACGAGTATTAATCATATCAGTTGCAGTGTGGCTCATGATACCAATTCTTCAGCTATTGTTTTCCGTTCTGCAAGCTCTCGCTCGATTTCCTTGATTACATCTCTCTTAGACTCCTCGTATTTAACGATGTCGTCTTGCATAGTTTCGTGATCATGGGCAGCATAATCAGATTCAAGATAAATGTTCTCATTCTCACCATTTGTAATAGCAATAGGATAGTACTCACAAGTACGCATCTTCGTATTATTGTAGTCAGATGGCACTGCTACAACATTACGAGGACTAACTAGTACCTCAAGTATTACACTATTTCCATGTCCAAAATCGTGAACATACGCCATAGAACCTACGTGTAGACCTGCTGAACATGTTACATCAGGATCAGAGTCACACTCTTCTCTCGGCATTGTTATAGGCGTGCCGACTTTAATAGTCATACCGTGTGAGCCAGAATGAAAAGGCTTAAACGACATAGATTGAGATAATTTCTCTTCTACACGCTCACCAGTCTCTTCATCATAACGAACGCTAATTACTTCCTCACCTGTTTCTGCATCAAACTTACGTTTAACACCAACAGCTTTGTATGCTAAGAAATAACCTTTGTCTGTAATTGGGTGACCATTATGTTCTAAGAAGCCGAACAGCTGTTGTCTAACACCTTTGTCAGGGTTAAGCAAAGTGTTCTTCCAGAAGTTAACCAGAGCTTCTACATTCAAACCTTTGTCAATATACTCCAAAAGCTTTTTAGCAAGAAACTCAGGTATCGGATCGCTTGTACCTTTAAGATACATAGCTGAATTACCATCAAATTCAAATCTACCATCAGAATTAAATTCTATTTTCTTTGCAGGGTTGCAAAGTTCTTCTATCTTTGTAATAATATCTTGTCTCTCTTCAAGAAATTTACAAGAATTGTATTGCTTTACGAGAGCAATAACTAATTCAGCATCAGGAGAATCCTTTCGGATTCTCTTGTGCTTTCCATCAATAATTACTGTAACGTCACTTGGCGTTACTTTAGCTACTAAGTAGTTCATTTGTATTTTGATTTTTAGCTGTTAATGTTAATTTAACTTGTTGATTGTCAGGTGTTTTGTCCTTTAAAGATAAGAAATCTTCTATGGATTTCCTAGCATTTACACCGAAGTTTACATGGTTCAAAAGGTCTAGGCCTTGTGAATATTCTATCACTTCTTCTAGCTTATCTATCATCTTCATATTATACCTAACTTCGTCTGGTATATCTAGTTTCATAATCTCTTCAACTATAGGTTTCATATCACTTTCACAACGCCAACAGCTGTTAGTGTTTTTATCATGATATTTCCTAAGAGTCTCATAGAGGCCATACAATGGTCCATTATAAGAATCATAGTTAGATAAGAATTTAAAACTTTGTATATACTTACCGATTTGCTGTGCAGTAATAAATACCTGCAGGTGTTGTGGGCTTTTCATAAATTCATGTGCTGTTATAAATCCTTCTAAATCTTTAAAATCTTTTGCTACATTTTTAGCAACTTTTAGAACCTTATAATGATCCCCAAAGTGATAATCGTAACCGCCATACTGATTATAGATATAATCTTGACTGCTGCTAAGTATCATAGCAACTTTATCAAGTTCATCAATATCTTTAGTCTCAGCATAGACTACAGCTTTTAAAGTAGGATTTTCTGCTTGCAGCTTTTCCTGAAGATCAGAAATCTTGTATTCGTTATTAGAATGCTTAATTCCTGTCTCATAACCAGTATGTTTAATATAAGCATCACGAGCAAACACCATCTTGTTAATCTTACGACGGGTCTTGTTATCAACCACATCACCAAAAGACTCACCAAGTTCTGCATCTTCTACATCTTCATACGACATCATAAACTTAGATTGGCCAAGTAATCTGGCCACAGTAGTAAATGTCATCTGCTTTTGAGCTAGAGGGCGAGAGTCAGTAAGATTGTTAGATTTAGATTCAAGTTTAGCACCTAGCTTAAGTTTATCTGCCTTAAATGCTATAAAAGATTCCTCTTCCCTACCATTTATAATAGAATAACTCTTAAGTTTATTAAAGTTACCTTGAACATAATACATATGCTCTACCTTTGTCAGTGCATCAAAAACTTCATGCCAACTAAACAACTCTTTATTGTATATAGTCTCACCGCCTATAGCAGAAGAATTACTAGTTTTCTTACAATGATACACAGATATACCATCAAATATTTGATGAAAAGCTCTATCATAACCGTGTCCTCTACTAGGAGTAAGAGTTTCATTAGGCTTGTACTGCACATCATAAGCTGTCAGAGCTGCCATACTAGCTTTTACAGCTGATGGGTCACTACTTGTAAGAGATGAATAGTGATAACCTCCACCACCTATATTAGATATAGCAAGTAAATACTCAATATAATCTGTAAGGTCAGCATATTTGGCTGCTATATCATCCTTAAACTTTTTCTTTACATCATTAAGTACTGTTTTAATAAGTGTAATAGTTTTAGGAGTGTATCGTATCTCTTCACGAGAAGGTACAAGATCAAGCACACCAATGTTAAACTTAAAAGCTACACTAGCTTTATAATTAGATTCATCTACATCTTTAAACATAGTCCAATTAATAGGATACCTAACTCTACCTACAAGAAGACACGGATCCGCACCATCATTAGTGATAACATAAGAATCTGTTTCTTCTATTACATTCTTACCGTGATAATAGTTACGAACTGTAGTTATACCTTCTTCAACATTCTTTAATACAATGTTGTCAAAGTATGCAAGCTGATTACTAATAGCAGAACTAAAGTCAGAAGCATCATATCTTTGTTTAATAGGTACAATAATAGTAGTACCATTCTGCTGATCTGTAGATGTTTGATATACCTGATCCATATGCGGGACATTATCGTTGTTACGATATATCATATAATATGTCTCAGTACCATTAAACCTACTAGATACATAGAAAGTATCTGCATATGCCAGAGGTGACTTTGCACCGAGGCCGAATCCACCGATTTCATAGTTGTTATCTCTCTTAGTAGATGCACCAAATGTAGTAAATACATTTTGTACACGCTCTTGAGATAGACCGCAACCATAATCGTGGAACATCATACACTCATCCACGCCTAGGATGGTGTTCTTCGTAATGTATTCGATACAAACCGTTTGGCGAGTTGACCAGAAAGACTTATCATCCCCTGTTTCCATAGGAATTTTACCGTCTATCTTTAAATCGCGCTCACGATTTGCATCAATACAATTAGAAGTGATCTCACGGACAATCGAACCAATAGGATCCGAGTATAAATTAATCAGGCTATCCATAATGATAGCCTGTGATCCGTCCGTGATTTTGAACTTGTGTTGTTTTTGTACGCCGATAACTTCTTCGACGTTTGTGTGTTGTTGTAGTTTCATTTATTCAAATGGTTTTTCTTCGGGTTTTAAAGGTTTAACATACTTATATTCTTTTATGTAAGTCTCTATTTTTATATCAGGTGGAGAAGAAACTTCTGCCTCATCTGATATAACCACACCAAGTTTATCTTCCCACTCTTCTTTTAAGTCAGGATGCTTAAACAGCACTTGAGCTACTCTATGAGATGAGTCTTTAATTCCATGGTATTTAAAAATATGAGCTTTATACTCTTGCGGAAATTCAGAGTATCTACCTTTGATAAATTTATTATAAACATCTATATGACTATCAGGGATCTTAAAACAATAGATAGCATTAAATCTATCTGGATCATACGAAAACTCAAAAAGTTCGTGGTTCTCTAGATAGTTTTCATACTCTAAAAATGCTTTAGCCCCAGAAAATTTATATAAAAGAAATATATGATTCTTAAACTTTGGGTAATCCTCAGTACGTATAAATGTATTTAATAAATTTTCTTTTACAATGTCTACATGTAAAGACATCATAGGTAAGATATAAGTAAATGATTTATTTCGCATCAATCTGCCTTCATAATCTCTCTTCATTGCGAACGAATAAAAATTAATATTCTACTATAGCCTCATAACCCTGCTTAACATTCCATACATTGGATTGTTTATAATGGTTATATTCACTTAACAGACATTTAATTTCGTCGTTACCTTCTTCTATCCATTCAGATGGAAGTTTGTATACAGCAGTATCATAAGATCCTTTTGTATCAACGGCAACAATAAAAGCTTCTACAGTATAATCTTTATATAAAGACGCAGCTGCTTGCATATAAAAAGCAAGTTGTCTATAATAAGAATATTGTAAGCAAGAGTACATAAATCCTGTAGTGTGCCAATCTCTTAATAATATACCAGTTTTTGAGCCTAATGGTGTACACGTACCATAAACTTGATTACTAGTTGTTTTAAGATCTACCACAGTTATGGTTTTCTTGTCATGATCTACAATTAATCTGTCTAACTTAGATTTACAACCTACATCGTACATATTAAAATATATTTCATGCTCATTAAATACTTCAACTTTTTTAGAAGGTTCTGCAAATAATAATTTATTAGAAACTGCATGACTTCTAAGCGAGGTAAGACAACCATTTATTATTTGTTTATCTTTTTGGCCTAAAGCAATTTTACCATCAGCATTTTTTAAAAACTCATAGTATGCAATGTTCTCTTTTTTATTCTTAAAACTTTTAAGAATAGTTTCAGGCTTAGAATGCGATGGTTTGTACTCCGACATTCCATAAGCCATTTCTGCTATCTTATCTTCTGGAGTATTTACTTTCTCTAATTCAAAATAAGCTTCAATATACTTGCCCATTTTACCAGTAACAGGTTCTACATCTGCCATGATAAATTTATCAGGTTCAAGAGTAAACTTGTGAATAAGAGTTCCGAGCTCTAACGCAGCACTTTTAGTCTGCATTTCTCTCTGTTTACGCATAACAAACTGTCTAGGGGATATTTTTAGATGCCCTAAATCACTGTTTGATATGGCTTCATTAGCGTAGTAATTTGCGTCTGACATTTTCTTTTTCTTCTGTTTGTGTTAGTAATTCCATGTATTCATTATATAATTCTTGACGCTGTTTATGCGCATGAATTTTAGCATTTGCTACTTTACGATCTCCATCATCCACCATATGATCCACGTATAGTTCTGGATCGTCTAGTGCATTTTCAAGATAGTATCTTACTATATTATCTCTACGATTATCTATCGCAGACGTTAATAGTCTTATATCCATAAAGTGTCTAAGATAGTTAAAGCACTTTGTCTTAAACTCTTCTGTATATGTTATTGTCATAATTATGATTTTAAAACGTTAATATAAACTCCTGGGTTATCTTTATTGTATTCAAACTCTAAAAATATAGGAAGCATTTCATCTGCATTATCATCAGTTATCCACCCGAATTTTACCATCTGATCTTGTATAGTCTGTGCAGGATTTATGTAGTCAAACTTATGTCTACTTTTCCTTACAAACTTAAATGAGATTCTGTATGGCTTTTTGTTTTGTGAATCTTTTCCTTTTAATAATTTATGAAACTCTTTCTTATTTTCTACCCAATACTTTTTACTGTTTTTGTAATAGCGTTGGGTTTGTTTAGAAACTATAAAGTATCTTCCCGTCCATCTTCTACCGTTCTTACTTGACGGTACGTTTCCTGGTATGAATATCCCTCTTGGCATATGTATTCTATTAATTCTGCAGCTGCTCTAAGGCTATTATTAGCTATAAAGTCTGACAGGTCTTTTGCTTTGTAGTCAAAGGTATTAAATTTTCCATTAGTAAAAAATAATGGTATAAACCCATACAGTTTCCTATGTTTATTAGCAAAAGCTACGCCAGTGCGATCAAAGTCATATAATATGCATATTCGTGCAAATCTGTCAGATAAACTCTTGACAACGTCTGCAGGAATGACACAACTCTCTGACGATGGGGCTACTGCAGGTATATCCCATATACTCAAACACATAACATCTTTTAATGATTTAGTAATCACTAGTGTATCGCCGCTATCAGGCAGTTGGCTCAAACCTTGAAGGTCAGATACACTAGTGTTACTAAGCCATTTATATTTGCTATTAGGCTGGTATATTTTCATTTTTCCTTGTCCAAAATCATACGTATATATAGGATTGTAGCGATTAGCGCTAACAACGAGCCTATCATTAACCCATACGTGTTCTGCGGGTTTGACGTGAAATCGATTAAGGATATTACAACATATTCCATATTTAGACCAGAAATTTTTATCCTCCTGCGCGTTCCAGGGGCGTGATTTAATTTGAATAGTAGTAGTAGATGGTTCTATATCTTGCAACTCTTTAATATGCTCACCAACATATTGTTTAGTAGGTGTATTAAAATTTTTAGTAGATATACCCAACTGAAAGTCATTGTCTACAAGTCTATATGTATCAAATCGTTTCAGACCAAAAAGTTTAGTAAGAAATGTAAAGCAGTCACCTGCTTCACCTGTACTAAAATCTTTGAAAAAATATTTACCACTATTGTGTTTAAAGATAGTAAAAGAAGGAGATTTATCTTTACGTAAAGGAGAGCATATAGCCCTACCGTATTTAAAATCCTTACCTATATAGTAAGAAAAGATGTCTAAGCAAGTTACCCTGCTTAGAATCTCTTCATCACTAAGTTCTACTACACGACTGCCGTACATTAGAACGGCATTTCAGCACCACCTGTACTCATTACTGTTTCTGGTGTTACTGGCGTCGCATCTGGTTCAGGTTTAACAAGTTTCTTTCTGTTGTAGTCTGAAATATAGATATTAGTTTTATCTGCAGGTACATCCATAGTCTCAATAAAGTTAGGATACTTTGGTAAAGACGCATACTTACCTCTGTAGATAAATAGCATTCTAAACTTTTTACCTAAGAATTTTTGACCAAACAAAGCTGTTACTTTATTTGCATAGTCTGCAAAAGATGTAACATTTTCTATCACAAATTCTGATTCAGGCATAAATTTAGTAGCAATGTGCTTTACACGACGTGATACATCTGTAGCTTGCTTCTCTACATCACCATAGTCTGGATTAGCAGGGAATTCTGCATGCTTTACACTTGCACCGTTTTCTTGTTTAAACTCAAAATCAAGTCTTCCGCCTTTGTCCATGTTTAGCGTTACGCCAACAAGTTCACAATTTTCTTGAATACCTACCGATGGTATTGCACCACCAGTACTGTTACTTTCTACGTTACTTCCGTACATTTTTCTCTCTTTTTAAATTAATTATTATACTCTTCGATAGCCTCTGCTACCATTGCTAAATCGTTTGGAATTTTAACAGACCCAAACATGTCTTTAGGAGCTTTACCAGTATTAGCGCCGTCGTTTTGTGTAATAAACGAATACGTCATACCAGTTTCACCCTTTGTGACATCTGTATACAATACAATAGTAAACATACCTTCGAGGGTAACCACATTGTCCATCATCTTACCGATCGTCTTTGCTTTAGTTACTTTGTTACCGTGTGCGTCGAATGTAACCTCGGAGTGCATCATAAATACTACAAGCAAATCGTCACGCATAGATTTAACTGCATTGATTATCGACCAAGCATTCTGAGCAATCTCAGTAAACTTTTTGAAACCAGTCTCGTTAGCTCTACGCATATACTCATTTGCCATTGTGTATTGGTAATCATCAATAACAATCGTCTTAATCTCAGGACGTTTCTCATTGATGTAATTCAAACATCTAAGAATCTCACTAGGTACATCACTAGAATGAAATCTACCTTGCGGGTTCTCTTTGTTGAATATAGGATATTTAGTCTTCCACCCTTTGAATGGTAACGCCTTACGGGCTACGTTTACAATAAATGTAGACTCAGGGTTTAAATTTTCTATTGAAGTGGATTTCCCTGTACCACTTGCGCCAACTACTAATAATTCTTGTGCCATTATTTTTGATTTTCTTTAATTCCTTCTTCTAGTTCTGCTTTTAAAGCTTTTATTAATTCAAGTATGGTTGTAACTTGTTTTTCTTTAGGAACTTTTGAGTTCCATGCAGCTATAAGATATTCTTGATGTTCTTTGCTGCGAACTGTTTCTGGTTGGGGGTTTGGTTCCCATCCCCACATAATTGGTTTGTCTTCTTCTTCCATGATTAAAATAAATTAATTTCGGTTTTAACTTTTTCTTGTTCTGCATGCCTTGCCGCCCATTTGGTGCCTCTAAACTCTGGATGATTCTCTTGTAATTTACGGCGACAACGTCCTATACCCTCAAAAGATGGGTATGTCTTGTTGTTTAAACCTTTTAGAAAATCTTTAGTGCTTAGTGTATCAATGTCAACACCATAGTCTAGCAATACAAATGCATAGAGAACATAGTCGCTATTTCTAGCGGTAAACTTGTTAAGTAGTATCTTGGATACTATCTTCTCGTACTTCTTCACTTTCATTGCTCGAATAGCTTGGGGGTTTAGCATCTAATATTTGATTATGAGCCAAATCATTCTCCATAAGAGCAATGCAGGGCTCACCCTCACGTACCTTTAGATAGTGCCAAAATATAGCATTATCTGTAGGCCACCGCTTTGGGCCGTATGCCCTAATCCCAAGCATCTCTGGCCTGTGTGTTACCACAACAATGTCAGAGTACATATAACATGCATCTGCACCGAAAATATCTTGTTTCTTAGGGTAATGTAAATCAGGGTTTTGTATACGCTCTGATGCCTCTATATTACGATTCATTTGAGATATTAAGATAAATGCTACCTTAATTACTTTCTTTAAACCATTGAACATAGCCATCAAATCATAGAGAAGATCTCTATCTTGCGCGCCGCCTGCCTTTTTTACAAGTAGAGTATGATCTAACATAACTATAACAGGTTTGTCTTTATCTTTTGCAAAAGCTAATATTGTAACTTCTAAAGATTTGACATTACCTGGCAAGTCTACATAGTTTATATCATACTTATTTAACTTACGAGCTTCCTGTACTGCATTCATATAGTAATTATCATTCAACGTAAACGTTTCTGATGCACTATACAACTGCTGTGTAGTAATTTTCATCTTATTACTAAGCTTACGACCAATCAGTCGTGAGGATAACATCTCAAAGTTAAATGAGAGTATTGCAAAATCGTCAGTTTGATTAAGATCTTTTAATCCTGTCTCAAGCTGGCCGAGTATTGCAGTCTTACCGCTACCAGACATACCAGCAATAGTTGTGATAGTCTGCCATTCTATACCACCCATAGAAATGTTATTAAACTTTTTCCAAGGGGTACTTAGAGATTTAATCTCGCCTTTTCTCCTACCATCTATGTAGCGCAGGGCTGCACTAGAAGCTTGAGAAATATGTCGCCATGGTAATGGCTTATGCTCTTCGCTCATATTAAATCTCCTCCATAAGTTTGTTCTTCATTTGATTCTTCAGGTTCTATACCTTCATACATAGTCCAAGCTTCTTGATTAAGATAACTACTCATCATCTTCCATCTTGGACGGAATTCACCAGACCAGCTAGCACGTTTTCTATCTTCTAGTTCAGCTGTAATAGCTGTAAGTATAGTATCATGTAGATCTGGGTTACGCTCTATCAATGCTATGTATTTAAGCTTGTTACGCTTCATATCATTGTGTAGTGGACGGCCTTGGTCCTTGCGTGGGTAGGCCAATGCAAATTGATTCCAACAATCTTCACATCCTCGTACCTTAAATAAATCCAACGCTTTTTGACGGAGCGTAAGAGAGTTATCGGGCATTATTTTAATAAAGCCTCGCTCTTGTAATTTTGCTTCGTCTATAGGTAGGATTTCTAGGTACTTTTCGAGTTGTTTACCGCTTTCGCTTTTAATTAACATGTAAACAAACTCGCTTGGAGTTAGCTTGTTGCCTTTCAACTTGGTTAAGTTTAAAGACACTTTCATCGCAATTTAAATATTTATCTAGTTCCTCTTCAGTTAAATCTATCAGCACATCATCTGATAAACATCTTAATTCTTCTTTACATTGTATACAATTACTCATTGCAAATTAAATTACCATCATTGTCCCAATGGTTTGCTGTAAGAAGATATAAATATACGTCATTTTCGGTCACTTTGCAACCAAATTCCATACGCATTATATCAGTTACAGCAGAAAGAGGTAGGGTCTCAAGATCGTCATAATAAAACTTTAAAACGTTATATAAGTTACGAATCTCGAACAAACCTACTCTTTTACCATTATAAGGACTGCTTTTCATATTTACATTTTAGAACGGTAGATCATCTTCTTTTAACATATGAAGATAAGGGTCTATCGAATAATCTTTTGTAAATGTATGTAATTTGGTATACTTTTCCAAAGCATTCATAGGATGTGCAGTTTTAAGAGCTTCAGTGCATGCATTATATGCAGACCAAGCTGTACGCTCCGTAAATGCTGAAGAGTTAAACCATTCATCTGTTGCTTTTTTAAGCTGTGCGCCATTTAAAACACCTTGATTTACGAATAATTGTCCTAAATAATTAGCTGCGTCTATATCGCTAAAATGTATTTCTGACATAGTCTCCCTATCTGCAACAGCTTCGTTATAACGTCTATCTACATCAGCAAATAGCTTTTGTATAAGAACATCTAAGTCTTCTTCTACATTTTGTGTGTGTTTACGCATCTTAATAATGTCACCTGTAAACATAAGGTTAGAGCATACAAATACTGATGCTCCACCACATACACCTATAGGTAATGTCTTGTCATAAGAATTACGAAAGCCAATACTTCTATTCATACCGCTACCATTTGATAAGCTACCGCCGTGGTGAAATGTCATACTACCAAACATTTGTTGGCCTCTATGATTTACTTCTAGTTTCTCTTCAAAA